TATAAAAAAAAAGAGGGAAACCCTAAACTGTGACTCACTGTAGGCGGGTAACCCTCTCTAAATGCCCAAGTTAGTGTAACTTTATTGCAATGCATTGCAGTTTCCTATTTCTTGAGCATAATTAAAAACTAAAATTAATAGTAAATGTAATTTGGCATTTCTGGTTCAATTTCTTTTTTATGTATTTTATATAAGATGTCTAAAACATTTGACCATTTTTCTTCTAGAAATATATTGCCATCATTTGTAGCTATATTATAAAGCAAAGATCCTAATGTGCTAATTGCTTCATCTAAAGAATCAAAAGTTTCATCTGTTTCTTCCATCTCAAAGTTAATATTTATGTTCTCTCTATATTGAACATTAAAAGCAGTAACATTTGCAATGTAGCCATACCAAATAGCTCTAGCTAAAACATCTGCTGGTGATTCAAATTGAGATCTTTCTTCTGCAATTTTCAATCCTTTAACAGTAGATAAAATTTTATCATTTGATGTTAATGTGTTTGTTATTTTTGAAATTTCCTTTTCTGATAATAATAATACTGACATAATAATTTTTTTTGTTTGATTAATATGTCATAAATGTAAGGTGAGTATTTTAAAAAACAAAATATTTTTTAAAAAAAATAAAAAATTTTTAATTTTTTGAGCGGTAGGATGGATTTGCACCTCACTTTCTGATTGGATACCAGATGTGCTACTATTACACTACTACCGCATTTTTCTTTTTTCTAGGGTTATTTTTTGCCCTTTATACATTCCAGCCCCTTTTTTATCTATTTCTGAAAAATCTAATTTTTTACAATTCAGCTGTGCTTTTTTATCAATTAAATATATATATCTGTTTTGAAATCCTTTCAACTTTTCAGATCCTTTAAAATCATATTTACTGTCTCCTCTTTTTGCAACCACTTCTCCAGATGCTAATTTATAAATAGTGCCGTTTTTATTAATATTAGTCAAAAAGAAACCAGAAGCTCTGTAAATTGTTCCATCACCGCACTGCGTTGCATCCGAATAAGATAGAATCCATTTTATATGTGGGGCATTTTTTTTCATCAATCTAATTGCTATTGAGATACATCTGCTTTCAGAATTTTTTGGTAAATAATCATCAAAGGCCATTCTGTTTAATTCAAGCATTTCATTCCATTTTTTATTTATGCCTTTGTTTTCTGTTTCTACAAGATTTAACACATTTCTTTTATCCATTGGTGGGCCAAAAGACATAACGCCATGTAATTTTTTATCTAAAAAACATCCAAAATGCAGTTGCGACATAGATACTATTTTACCAGAATAGTGATTTTTTTTTACAAATTCATTTGCTATCCTGGATGGTATAATTTTTACAATTATTTCTTTTGCTCTCCCCATTGCATTACTAAAAAATATAAAGCATTACCGTTTGAATTTTCATTACCAAAAGTTTCAACGTATTTAAACTCAATAGATTTTTTTACTTCACTTATTTTTAAATCAATTTGTTCTGCTTGTTCATCTGATAAAACAAATGACTTCTTTTGATAAGGTTCTTTGTCTCCATCTGGCAAATCAAAAGCAGTATCTAAATCATCCACATCTAACATCTCTGGAATGTCTAAACCCCAGTCATCCAAATCTTGATCTGTCCAATCATTTGCAAGCAATTCCCAATCCCACTGTCCGAACCCAACATTGTCTTTTATCACAAATTCTTGTTTTTGCTTTTCTGTCCAGTCCTTAACTTGTATTATTTTGGCCTTTTCAAATCCGGCTTCTTTCATTGCTTTTAATCTCATGTTGCCACCTAAAACCACCATATTTTCATCAACAACTAATGGTCTAATATTCAGCATGTCAGGAAATTCTTTGATTGATTTTACTAACTTTTTAAATTTTGATTCAGTTATAAACCTTGGATTCTCTTTGTTTTCCTTAATTGATTTTATATCAACAACTTTCATGATTGATTGTTTGCGTTATACAAATATAAGTATAATTCCCAGATTTTTTTATTTGCCTCAAATTGAGAATTATATATTTTTGGGGATCTTATTAATTTGCCATTATCATTTATTTCTATATAACATGATTTTTTCCCTTTTATTGGCTTAATATAAATCTTTATATTATTTTCAAAACACCACGATTGTTCTTTTAAATATACATTCACTCTGCATCATTCTCTTTTAAAAGTGCAAATCCTAAATATAAATAATTTATTGCATCTGCGTATCTGCTTTCAATTGGTTCAGCTTGATGCATTTTTGGATCATTTGCATGAGACATAATTGCTTGTATATGTTTATGAAAAAATACAGCCCAAACTTCAGTAGGTTTAAGATTTAAGGATTTTGCTGTTTTTTTGAAATTAATTAAAACGTCTTTATCCTTATTTGTGTACTCTGGTTGTTTCTCTTGCATTATTTGAGATGCATGTCTATTTAACATTTTTTTTAAAATGCATAATTGAGATTGTGTCATAATTAAAATAATTGTGTTTGTTTTGTATTCGATTTCGACATTATGCCCATTGCAGTATCTAATATTGTTTTGCCAGCTACATAATCAACTAAATTTCTTGCTATTTTTACAACGCTTTGTTTTCCTTTATATTTTCTAAAATCATAATCGTGAAAAGCACATAATTCATTTAATTCTTTTTTAACATGTCCAAGTTCCGGATTTTTTCTTTCGCTTAAAACATTAGGCAAATTAAAATTAGTCCAATATAAATGTCTATTCCTTTTTTGCGCATATATTAAAGGTTGATAATATGGTATTACGTTTTCAACTACATACTTGCCTTTAAATCTTGGGTTTTTACCTTTTGCCACAGTTTCTAACAAAATAATTTCTTCATACAATTTCATATCTGGATATTTAGTTTCTAACTTAGTGTTCCACCCCCTGGCTCTGCTATGTGATGGACATGGCGGTGAACTCCATATAAAGTCAAAATCCTTATAATGATTTAACAAATATTCATGCGCATCTGAAACAATTACTTTGTCTTTTGGGAATCTTTCTTGATATAATTTCGCAAGTTCTTCATCCCATTCAACAGCTGTTATTTCGTGATCATCACCCCACTTATATCGATTACCCCCTAAACAAGCATAAAGATTTAAAATTTTCATTTTTAAAATGGTATGTCGTTATCTTTTATAATTTCAAATTTTTTGTCTGATTCTCTAACTACTTTATAAACACCGCCATTTTTAAAATCTGGCGCTATTTCAAAAGACCCTAGCTGTCCGTTTTCTTTTCTTTTAACTTTCTCAACATATATATTCACTGAATCTGATCCATAAGAAGTTTTTTGTCCAATGTTTCGATATACAATTAAACCATTATATGCTTTATTAAAAAAATCTGCACTACCAGAAATATCATAAAGAGTAGGTTTTTTATATTGCCCACCTTCTGATTCTATTTTTCTAGGATGCGCTACTAAAAATAAATGTGTTTTTGTTTGTTGACAAAACTGTGTCAATTGGCTTAATGTTTTACCAATATAACTGTGATCCCTTTGAGCTGAATGGTCCAACATATTCCAGGGGTCTATTACGCAAACATTAATTCCTTTTTGAAATACTAATTGTTTAAATGCATCTAATATTGATTTCAAAGTTAAATTTTCAAGATCTATTTTTATCCAATAAAAATGTTCTTCAATAAAATCTTTTACCTCATTAAGATCTTCATTATTACAATTTTTTGATTTTAATTTATTAGCAATTCTTTTAATGTGACCCTCATATGGAAAACTTTCCGGACTAAACATTGCGCATCTAAAATCATGTTTAACTGCAATATTACAAAGAACTTGATCCAATACATCTGATTTACCAGAATTAGGGATACCGCTTACAACTGACCATTCACCAAAACTCATTTTAAAATATTCATCACTTCCATCAAGACCAATTGAAAAGTTTTCTACTCCGTTTTCATTATAATTTAAAACGTTTTGCCAAATATTATTAATATTTATAATACCTTGTATTGGAAAGTTTTTTGCTTCTTTAATTATATTTCTCAAATATTCCGCACCTTTTTCAATTAGTATTTCATTTGCATCTTTAAAATCTACAAAATCAACATACTTACATCTATAAGTTCCAAATCTTCTTGCAAGTTCGTTTCTTAACTGCAAACCAGCTTCATCATTATCTGTACATAATATTATTTCTTTTTTCTCTTTAAAATAATTGTAACAATTATCTAAATATTCAAGTTTTTGATTTCCTTTGCTTGCGCCATTTGGGACTGATACAACGCTATATAAACCAGCTTCATGTAAACTTAGGGCATCCATTTCACCCTCAACAATATAACATCTGTCAAGATCCTTGATATTATTTAAGCCATAAAATATTAATTCAGCGCCAGATACAAGTTTAAAGTTTTTTTCCGCATCTCTATATTTTACATTTACAAGTTTGTTATCTCTGTAATAATTAAAATTTATACACCTTTTCTTTGATCTTTTTTGAGGCATATATTCAATTGATTCGCTTACTTTATAATGTGACAAAGTCGGTTCAGTTATGCCTCTTTTATTAAACCAATCAATTATACCTTTTGATAAATTTGTATTAATTTTAGGCGGTGGTAAAATGTACTCTGCTTTTTTTCTAAATTTTACTGATCCAGACCATCCACAATGATGGCAATTATATAAGCCCTCATTTATATCAACCGCTAAGCATGGATCTTTTTTATTTTTCCTGGATTCTGAGCATTTCGGACAAACTGTTTTTGTTTTGCCTGATTGTTTCTTTGTTCTTATTCCCAAATTGTAAAGAGCTTCTAAATGATTCATAAATTATTATTAAAATTAAAAAAATATTTTATAAATAAAAATTATTTATATTTATTAATTCAGATTTTTTTAAAACATACGCCATAACCCTAGTCATTCTAAGATTAGATTTTTTAAATATCATGGAATTAGTAGCTAATCCCTCAAATCTATATTTAGGGTATTTGCAACTAAATAAAGCAAAAAGATCACAATTTGATTTTGCATATTCTGGAATCATTAAAGGGTTGTTGGGGTTTCTATTAACTTTTATATCTACTGTTTTATTGTTCAAAACTGCATCATATTGATCAGTTCCTTTTACTTTGCTTGTATTATAAATTTTAAAATCTGGATATAAGTTAAATTCTCTGCAAAAAATAAATTCAGCCCCAAATCCTACTATATTTAAATCAACATCTGATTTTTCATTTACTGTTCTGAAACCATCCCACCCAGTTTGTTCTTTGTTTTTCTGTCTTAAATTAGCGACAAATTCTACAATTTTTTGCTCATAAAAATCTAAATAAAAAACATCTCCTTTATTCATTTTTTTTCCAATTCATTAGTTCTTTTAATTCAAAATCATTCAAAACTTGTCTTAAATTAAAATAGTTTAGATTACCGTTTTCAGTTTTTGCACCTAGAACTTCTTCACCATTTTCTAAGTATATAAAGTATTTTTTTATGCCTTTAATTTTATAATAACATTTTGGCTTGTTGGCGTTTTTATAAATCTCAAAAAATCTGTTAACGTATTTAATTCCGTTTTTGTCTTTATTTCTAAGTTTTAAAACAGATAAAAAATGTTCACTCCAAAAGTCATTATTTCTAATATATTTTACCACTAAATATAATTTGCTTAAATCAATATTATCTAATCTGTTTAATCTATCTAAGCAGTCCATCCACTTTAATTTTTGCGCTTCCGTTTTTGGCTGAAAATTTTTTGGAAACAACTCAATAAAATGAGGATAAACTTTATTAATATAATTTTTAGTATTAGTATTACTTTTATTATTATATATATTAGTATTACTTTGTTGCTGATTTTCTGATTTCAGATTTTCTGACTTTAGCTTTTCTGACTTTAGTGGTTTGTCATGCAAAATATAATTCATACCTTTTACTTTGCCATTTTCATAAACTCTTTGTCTAATCAAATACCCCTTGTCTATTAATTCATTTAATTTTGACCTTATTGCAGATCTATTTTCTTTAAAGTGATTAGTAATAAATTCTACATTAATTGTTTGCTTATTATCATGACTAAAAAGCCATGCATATAAACCAGTTGCGCCAACTGTGATTCCTTTATCTCTAAGAATATAGTTTGGAATAATTGTAAATTTATCAAACCTTTCTGGCTTAATTATTACGTTGCATTTCATATTTTATAGTTCATCAACTAAACCCATAATTTTATCACAAAATTTTCTTAATTCTTTATAAACGTAATAAAATTCTTGGTATGTAATTTTTTCATCCTCATGCAAATGCCAAAGTAAATCAATCAAAATATTAAATTCATTTTCTGTTGCTTCCCCAATATATTTGTAATCGTAAATAAAATCTTCTGTTGATGTTTCTGTCCATCTTACTTTTTGATCCACTTCTGCAAAATATATTGATTTACTTTTACTCATCTTTAAAATAACTGTCTATAATATTAATAATTTGATCAAAATCATTTGACCATGTAGCTTTCCAATTTAATTTATTTAAATCATCTATCCATTTTTTTTGGCTTTCCGTCGGCTTATTATAACCAACTTTTAATTCAATTGCAAGCCCATTATATTTTTTATTTGGATTGAAAATCATTAAATCTGGAATCCCTGGCTTTGCACCTAAATATTTCATTTTATATCTCTCAAAAGGAGATCTTTTACCTTCATTTGAAATATGACTAAAAACTGCATGAGGATATGTAAATGCAAGATAACGCATTACACTGCTTTGTAATTTATCTTCTTTGCCTAAATACTTTTTAAATGGGTTAGTCATAAAATTTATTTATAAATTTAAAAAAAATTATTCAATTTCTGCCAATCTAATTATTGTTTGTTCTAAATCTAAAACTTTTGCTTTTAGAAAATCGTTTTCTAATAATAAAACATTATAAGAAACAACAATTTCTTTTAAAGATTTATTTGAATAATTATAATTAGATAAATTTAATTTATGCAATATTTCATTGTATTGTTCTTTACATTCATTATTAAATTTAATCATATAAGGTAATTGATTTAATGAATATAAAACAGTAGCATGATTTTTATCTAAACTATTAGCTATTTGTAAAAGCGTATTATTGCCAAATTCTCTGCAAAGATAATAATAACAAGCCCTGGCAAAAACATAATTAAACTTCCTTGTTTTGTCAGAAATATCTATTTTAAAATATGATTCAATTAATTGTCTGTATTTTTTCATTTTATTTAATTAAATAAGATCCATCATTTGCCATATAATCTGAATGATATAGTTTAATCTTGTTATTTATTTTATATTCAAACCAGTCGTTAAATGCTTGTTTGTACATTTTTCTGCCATATTCAATTAAATCATTATCTAAAGTATAAACTACAACTGTAAATGGATGATTTACTTCACATGCAATAAATTTAAATTCTTTTACGCCTAACATATCCATATAAAATGCAGCTTGTAATGAATAATAAAATTTTCTTACATCATTTCTAAATGATTTTGGAGATGCGCTTTGCGTTGTTTTTACATCTGAAATAAACCCAGATACATGATTAACAACA